GCAACCATAATAGAAAACAAGTGTCTCGCATAAAATGGGCTCCCATAGTTTCTCTGTAATAAAATTCTTTTCAAAATTGTTCTCCATCATAAAGTAATATTTATAAGACCTTAGTCCTTTGCTCTTGTCTACATATGGACTAACAGGTCCTCTATAATTAGTAAAATCGTGATTGTTATCTTGGTTCCAAATATCTAATTCTACATCACCCTTTGATTCTAAAAACTTCAAAAAATTAATACGTGCAATATGCCCTTCATCAAAATACTTGGAACTGCAAATGGATGATATAATTGAACCCTTTGTTTTTTCAAACAATTCAGAATTACTTAGTTCATTCAATGTCAATTCTAGCTGCCAAAATGCATTATTATGACACTGTGTCTTTCGACCTCTAACGGCTAAAAATTCCAAGGGCGATGGTTCTGACCAATTATCCCAAGTTTTTACACCCCAGTTTTTACTATTATCATTAACCCAAGGTTCCATTTGGAAAACGATGGTTCTTTTTGGGTCATAATATTCGTCTTTGGACGCAGAATTAATAATAACATAATAATCTATGTCTTCTTTTATATCCGTCCAAACAAGCTCATAATTATTCCATTTGAAATCGACGGTGCACATATTTGACCATTCTTTACATAATTGTTCTGAATTAGTCCAATTGCACAACATTTTTATCTTTATTGTTTCATTTGCTTTATAATATTCCTTTTTTATATATATACCATCTTCTTCTCCAAAATATTGAGACGGTTTCAGAGTGTTAACATCTGCTTTATTCTTAAAAAACCCAAGCGTATTAAATGCAACGCATTTTTTATCTTTTTTTGCACGTTCTATTAGAACATGAATTGATGCTTTTTCAAAAAATATATCATCACCGTGATGGTCCATTCCGTTTATAAAAATAAAACTGTCGTCATTTATATCTGAAATATTTGTAAAATCCAACCTCTCGTATATATTCTGAATATCCGAGTCTATTTGCTTGCCATTTTCATTCCAATCTGAAAACACAATTTGTGGTTGGCACTCATATGATTGTAAGTCTGATATTATCTTATTTAAATAATCAATTCCATGTTTGATGCCATTTGTTTTGATATGATTAATTAGTTTTTGTGCGCCGATTTTATTGATAGAATATGCAAAATAACCACCAATATATATTTGCATATTTAACGTCTCTAAAACCAAATTATTTGACTGTACATCATTATTATAAATATTGTGGAATTTGCTGCGTTCTTTTTCAAACATATGGTAACCCAGAAATATAACTTCTTTGTTAGAAAATTCACCTGATTGTGTTAATTGTTCCAGCTTTTCCTTAAAATTAGACGCAAGTGTAAAATCATCTTCCATAATTAAATAACAATCATTGTTAGTATCATTCAGTAATTGTTGCCACAAATTGTAATGACTTAGTGCGCAACCAACAACCCCTTTTCTGAAACCAAAATCATTGTCTTTAAATAATTCTTGAATTTCAACAGTTGGCTTAAGTGTAGAGCCGTCTACTGCTCTAATAAATTCATACATAGATGGGTCTATTTCTGCATCAAACAACTTTTGAATAGTCGATTCTTTTCTATCTTGCCTGCGCTCTAAGTTAATAATTTTGATTATTGGAATTAAGTTTTTATTTGTTTCTTTCTCTTTCTCCTTTTTGTTTTTGTTTTTGTTTTCATTGCTATAAAACTGGGATTCATTATTCAATTCATATGCGTTCTTTATTAGCTTTGTAGTTCGGTCGCTTGTTAGTCTGCCTATATGTCGACAAGTAACACGGTTAAAGAATCCGGACTTGTGTCCTGCACTTGTCCATTTCATAGCATAATCCATTTCAAAAAATGTATTACTTGAATAAAAATTACCGAGTTCTAAGATTGCCTTGGTTTCTGTTAGCGCCGGTCTGAAACTATAATGCGGCCAGTAATGACAGTTGGGATAATTGACGGCTGCATTTGAATAATAACTATGTAATACTATATTCAGACTATTCGGTAAGCTAATAAATCCCTTTGTGTTATAATTATCAATTGTCTCTGCGTAATTCCTATTAAATAATATTTGCTTTACATTTTGACCTGAATTGTTATTTAACGCATCAATTGATTGTTCAATATAGTTTGTCTTATAATGAAATAAGAAATCGTCCTCCATATGTATCCAATATGTTGGCTTCAATTCATTCAATTTGTCCCAAATAATATTCATACTTTTTTGGTGACCTTTTTCTTCAATTGGCTTCATATAATAATTAATCCAAGGGAACAAATTTTGCATCTCTTCTCGGTCTATATCTGAAGAATTATCGTCAACACAAAACCAATAATCAATTTTGTTTACATCTGTCCAATGATTCAATATGGAGCCAATTGTTTGTTTAAATAAGTCAATACGTTTACACGTTGTAAATGTAATCATAACTGTTGGGTTTTTGTCAGTTGACTGTATGACTATTTGTTTTGATTCCTTGTAGTTAGTCAGAATATGACGAACACGCTCAAACAATGTGTTCCAAACTTCGGACATTACTTGGTCAACCGTATCATTTTTTAAAGATATATTATGCAATATATTGTCAAGAGCATAAAATAATTGCAGTACATTCTCGTCTGTATCTGTCTTTAAGAAATCAATATAATATTTGAAATTTTCAATAGATGATTTTATCAAATAATAATCTAAGACATTGTTGGTCCAGATTTTCTTAAAACAATCATACCCACCTTGTTTATCATTTACATAATATGCCGAAATTGTATTTTCATATTCTAATTGGTCATTGTACATAGATTGGAAAAAAAATAATTTACCTTGTAGACCCATTTTATAGTTTTTAAATTTATGATATAATGCATTGACTAGCAAATGTTGTCCATCATTTCTTAAATAAGTTGCAGCACATACAATCCCTTCAATACGTTCTGGGTCGTACTCTATTGTTTTGCACCAATATTTCAAAGCACTGAGATAGTCTTTTTTCTTGCTATATATTTCACCAATACTCAAACAACTATAATATTTCTCTTGTATCCACATATTCAAGTCCAAGCATTTTTTATACCATTCAATTGCATCATCTTGATATTTATCACCAGCATCCTTATAACTTTGCGCACAATAAAATGCATAACGACACGCTAGTGCATAGTCGGGTTGCAATTCTTTAAAATATGCCGCTTTGAGAATGGTAGCATCATCAAAATACTTATTGGGATTTTTACTGCGGTTTCCGGATCTACCAGAGACAAAATAATAATCACCTTCAATTGTGTATGAACCATTAACGGGTTCCAAATTCTCTAGGAACTCGTGCAACACACCCTTCCAACGCCATTTTTTCTTATTAGTTATTATTAATGGCCTGAAGTACACAATATCTTCGCCAAATTTGCATCTATATTGGTCATATTTGTATTCAGTTGGTAACTTAAATTCACCTACAATTGAGTCATCTGCGTCAAAAATGAACAAATAATCTGTTTTCTCAAATGCACATTCAAGCGCTTTGGTTCTATTATGTGCAAAATCAACCCAATCGTGTTGAACTATTTCACCTATTATGCCTTTTTTCTTAAAAAAATCGGTTATCAATTCTTTGGTATGGTCTGATGATCCTGTATCTGAAATGACCCAATAATCAAAATCAATATAGGAACATAGATTTTTTAGTGTATCGATGATTATGTGAGATTCGTCTTTGACTATCATATTCAGACATATTGTTGTTTTTGAACTCATAATAAGTTATTAATTTATTAATTTTAAATCTATTAAACTAATAAATATATTGGGATTTTTGTTTTGGTTTATTGTTTTGGTTTATTGTTTCGGAGGTTCGCTATCACTATAGTCATAGTTATCCTCTGACAATTCCGAACCAATATCTTCTAGGATTAAACCATCGTCCCCATCAGTACATCCATTTGCATCACCATCATCTCCTGTATCGTCATCAGATTCATCAGATGAATCTGATATATCATCGTCATCATCTCCATTCTCATCATCATCTACAACAAATCCGTCTTTTAAATAACCTCCTGTCTTCGTCTTTTTGGATTTTGGCACCACATCCAAATCATCTTCCTCCAAATCATCTTCTTCTTCACTCTTTGCAATAGTTAAATCTTCAAAACCACCGAATAGCTTCTCATATATTTTATTCCATAGTTCTAGTGACAAATTGGTTAAACATTTTTTATTTAAATCGTCACGACTCTGGGCGACTAATGCACAACAACCAAAATACAATTTGCTGTCTACTGGTGGTGGAAAATCATATTTATTCTCCATATTTGCCTTGCCTTCCGATTTGCCGTACATAGAAATTAGGTATTTTTGCCCTTCAATTTTAGCAGCCCAATCAATCTGCTTGGAAAAATCATCGGCCTTCTTAAAGCCGCACTTTTTATACAATTCGTCCTCCTTATAATCCTTTATGGAAAGAGTTTTCAATTCACCATTCTTCTCTACTAATATTATTGTTAACGGTTGAGGCATTATTCTATTGTTATACAATTCTTATAAAAAATGGGTTTAAATAGTTTACGATAAAATAATTAATAACAAGAATGAAAATATATATAACCAATATTTTTCCATCTTCAATCAAGAACAAACTAACAAATCTTAAGGAGCTTGAATCGATATCTTTTCAAAAATTGGAGATTGTATCAAAGGACTTTGGTATACATTTTATGGAAAATAAAAAAGATAATAATTTCTACCGGTGTGAGCCCAACTTTGAACCGAAATTGCAGTTAATTAAAGGTTTTGGACCAATGAATAACGATTTATTGATTGACAGTACCAAATATGTTTATTGCCCAGTTGTTTCACAATTGCCTATGAATTATATACTAACAAGGTTCACTGTATTGGAATATCAGACAAGCAAAAAATCCAAGTTGAAGTTGGTAGTCGAGTGTTTGAATGAGCCTCTACTAATTGGCTCTTATTTTTCACCGGACAAGCATATGGGTGAAGAATTGATTCCTATTAATTTTTATTTTGTCTATGATGACACTTCAAAATTGGATTTGTGTGATCGTTTTTTCCAAGAGGAAATTAATATGTTTTTATCGCACCTAAACTAATATTTAAGTATAATATGCTTAGCTGGATTATTCAAATTTCACTTATATCTATTATATTAATATTTTTAGTACATCATTTAATAGGATTTTTCAAAACAACACTAACAGTTCCCAAAATTAAAGATTTAGTAAACTCGCCCTCACAGAAATATCAACATATGTTTGACACGATTTCAAAAGGTGAACTAAACCCTAGTAAATTTAGTTATGATTCAAGCAGTTCCAATTCCAATTCTAGTTCTTATACTGCAATTGATTTACTGCCAACTGAAATGCAATTTAATGCAGCAGATAATAATAATAGTAATTTTAAATTGGACACATCTACTAAAGATGTGATGAAAGATGAACTTAAGAGTTTTTTAAAGAAGCAAATGAATACTGGTGCTATTAATAATGAGTTGTCTAGTTCTCCAGGATACTAATACCAATACATAAACAAGTATAATAAATTATAAAAAACATTTAAAGATATACAAGTAATAATATGTATAAAATGTTTAACGATAAAGAAATT